CAAGTCCAGGCCCAACTTGCTGATTTGATGGAACGGGACGAAACTATCGCCCAATTCCTGATGCAGCAACAGGATGAAGCACAGATTTCCGAAGAAGAGCAGCTTCTTGAAGGAGAGATTCAGTCTCTCCACGATAAATTCAAGAATGAGAAAGGCTACGACTTCGACGATCTGTGGGTTCTTTCGAGATATGAGGGCTCGGACGATGACCTTGAAACTGCCGTGCAGGATTTTTACACGACAATGGATGCGGTCATGGGAGAAAGTAATCGTCCAAAGCCTCCAGTTCTTCTAGGTTCTGGTGGCTCCCTTCCTAGTGGCGGCAAGAAACCGGGTTCTATGTCTGGAGAAGAGACTCGAGAAACTGTTCGAGGTATTCTCCAAGCGATGAACCAAAATCGCTAACTAAGAAGGAGACGTAGTGGCAACTACGACTCTGTCGATCGTAGATGCTATCCTTAAGGAAGTCTACGAAAGCAGAATCCGAGATCAGCTCCAGTCAGACACAACTCTACTTACTCGAATTCCTCAAACTTCAGAAGGTGTCACTTCCGACGTTGGTGGTAAGTACGTAGTCTTTCCAATTCGTACTCGCCGTAATCACGGAATGGGCGCGCGACTTGAAGGTGAAATTCTTCCTACTCCACAGTCACAGCGTTATTCGCCTGCCCGTGTTGCTCTAGCTTACCTGTATGGTGGAGCAGAGCTTACTGGTCAGACAATGGAACTTGCTGAGTCTAACGAACAAGCTTTTACTTCTGCACTTGACTCTGAAATGGAAGGTCTCCGAGAGGCTCTCCAGAAAGACTATAACAGACAACTCTATGCTCCTGCTTCGGGAGTTATGTCTACTGCTAACGCTGCGGGCTCTACTCTTACATTCGTTTGTGCAAACAATGAAGCTATCTGGCTTGAAATCGGTATGGTCATTGGTGTTCTCGATGCATCAGCCGCTTTTGTAGATATTTCTCCAGCAGCTGGTTCAATTATTACTGACATTGCTTCTACAGCGACTACAACTACTGTTACTTTTACTGGTGCTACTTCCGCTGCAACTGCTTCCGGTGACCAGATTGTTCGTAAGAACTCTCAGGGCAAAGAAATGGTTGGACTTACCGATATTGTAGCCAACTCTGGTACTCTCTTTAACATTAACCCAGCTACTGATCCTGTCTGGAAGAGTTTTATCGACGCAAACGCTGGTACTCTTCGTCCTATCTCTGAAGGTCTTATGATTGGCGTCGTTGATGGCGTTCGTCGTAAGGGCGGAACTGTTACTGTAGGAATGTGTAATCTCGGTGTTCGTCAACAGTACTTTAACCTTCTTTCACAGCAACGTCGATTTAATGTCAGTGCAGCAGAGAGGGACTTCGAGGGTGGTTTCCGAGGTCTAGCCTTCTCTACTGACAAGGGCGATATTCCAATTGTTGTCGACATTGACTCTCCGTGGCACAAACTCTGGTTCCTTAACGAAAAAGAACTCAAACTGTACCAGGAGATGGACTGGAGCTTTATGAACCGAGATGGGTCTAACTGGCAGCGAGTGGTTGCCACAGACCTTACTGGTGCTATGGGCTTCAAGGACGCCTATCAGGCTACAATGTTTAAGTACTGCCAATTCGCGACTCATCGACGCAACTCTCACGGACTTCTTGCTGACATCGACCATCCTGTTAATAACATCTAATTAGGTTTGGTCCCCGGGACTGGTGGGGAAGCCTTCCCGGGGACCACCTTAAAAGGAGAGAAATGTCAATTCCAAGTGCAGGTGATATTTACATCCCTACTGAAGAGGGTTATTTTGTTAGTCAGAAATGGTCTGACTTGGCAGAAATGATTTCTGAATGTTATCCTACTCTGAGATTGATGTGGATTCCTCCTGAGAGACGCAGAGACGAAGATAGAAAAGAAGCTTATGCAGTTGTAGATTCTCACGAAACAGTAGACAATAAACCGATCCTGTATGCCAGTGAAGAAGATACTCCTGAAAATGTACTAGTAAGACTGTGGGCAGGAGACACTCATAAAGTCCATCCACTCAAACTTATTGATATGCATAACGAGGCAATTCGTGCCCTACAGGCCAAGCGCTTTTATGAAGATAGACAAGAAGCAAAGGAATTGGCTAGATTTATGTTGAGTGACAAGAACTACATTACTATGAGAGACGCTAATGGTACTCTTGTGAAGTACGACGAGTACAGAAACAAGAGGGAAGTAAATGGATAGTACAGCTGTCGCAAGACGGGTACGCAGTTCTTTTGGTGACAAGCAAGGTGTACAGCTAAAAGATGAAGATATTGTTGACTGGATTAATGACGGCCAACGTCATATTGTCATGGAAAATGAAGGACTACTAGAAGTTACTTCTACCACAGGTACGACACAAGGTATACAGAATATCCCAGTACCAGCTGATTTGATGACCCTTCGAGGACTCAGATACAAAGGGACAAAACTAAGAGGATTGAAACTTATTGAATTTGATGAATTCATTGATAAGTGGGACGACCCTGCTGTTAACCAGGGAACTCCTGTATGTTATACAGAGTGGGCTGGCCAAATCATGTTGTTTCCTATTCCTAGTCTTACTGAAGCTAATGTTGTTAAGATTTACTACACTCGGCTCCCTGTAGATGTTGCTGATCTAATTGGTGATGCTCTTGACTTGCCTCTGAGTTACCATCAGTCCCTAGTAAACTATGTTCTACAGCAGGCATATGAAAAGGATGAAGATTGGGAAGGTCACCAAAGAAAAGGCCAGCAAATTGAGAGTGATGTTAATCAACTAAGGCATCGAGAAAAAGATAATGCGCAAGATAGATATCCAACTATTACTACTCTTCCTGAGGATGCATGGTAATGGCTTCCTATACTACAAAACTTCGACTTAGAAAACCTGCGGGAACGGACAGGCTTTCTAGAGAACTTGATGTCAATGATCAGTGGAGAAAGCTTAGTAAGTACTTTGGTGGCGTTGGTTCTATTTGGACTGAGTACCAACCTATCTGGACATGTATTACTACCAAACCTTTTATTGGATCAGGTAAACTAAAGGGATGGCAATTGAAGTTGGGTAGTCTGTGTTTTGTGCAAATTCAGTTGACAGCAGGACCTGATACTACTTTTGGTACTGGCAGTTGGCGATTTAATGTACCTATTCCTTTTGATGGAACTGGGACGAGAGCACCTGGACCAGGGTATGCACATGATTTTAGTGCCTCAGCTGATTATGGTTTGATTGCACACCAGATTGCTGGAACGGTTACACTTCCTGAAGATACTATTATTCCTTACACTACTGGTGCAGGTGGAAACCAGGCTGTAGATGCAACACATCCATTCACTTGGGGAGATAAGGACGATCTAGTACTTAGTCTCATGTATAAGACAGTACCACTAGATTTTGTTCAAGCGAGGCTTTAATGACTAATACTACTACACCAAAACTTGGACTGACAAAAGCTGTACCTGGAACTGCTCAGGCAATCAGTAGACTAACTCATTTTAACAATAACTGGGATATTCTAGAAGCACTACTAGATGATGTAGATGAAAAAAGTAGTCTGTCTACTTTTTCTCCTACTGCTGTAGCAGGATTTACAGTTGGTAATGGTTCACTTATTGGTAGAAATATGAAACTAGGTTCACTAGCAATAGTTAAAGTTGAATTTCTAGCTGGCTCTACTTCTACTTTTTCTGGTGTTTTTGAGATAGGAAGTTTTCCAAATGCTGCTGTGGCTCAATTGGGTGGTGTACATATGATTGGTGGTATTGCATATACAGAACATGTTTCTACAGGTAGCACGCATATTGGTTCTCTCAGAGCTAATAACACTGCTACTGGTGTCTATGTTGTTGTACCGGCTGGACGTATATCGAATATCGTACCTTTTGCTTGGGTGAATCCTGATGTCTTCAAGTTCATTGCTATTTATGAGTGTGCGCCGTGAGTAAACAATCTGATCTTCTTAAGATGCGACTTACTGAGTCGTTTGATCCAATTAGTCTTGTTGCTGATTATAATGATATGTGGGATAGACTTGACACTATTTTTGGTCCTATTAACCAAGCATGGGTCAGTTATACTCCTGTACTTCAAGCAGCTGTTAATCCGACTCTCGGTGCAGGCAGTGTTGCGGCAGGTAAAAGACTAAAGATTGGTAGTCTTGTTATATGTTATAACTATTTCCAGTTCGGTACTGGACTTAACGTAGGTTCTGGAGCGTATAAAATTAATGGACCATTTAATAGGGACATTACTGGACCTCCTTCGATCGGTATTGTAGTCTACAGGGATGATTCAGCAAACGCTTATGTTTTTGGTACATCTATAGCTTATAGTGCTGCAGCGGGTTCTCGAAACTTGTATAGATCAGATGCTTCTGTAGGTAGTGGTGGACCAGGATTTGCTTGGGCTAACTTGGATTCTATTCAGGAAATGACTTTCTATCAAGTCGAGGAGGTCAGTATCTAGTGTCTAGGTCTAATAGCAAGGTTACTGTAGGTCCATTTTTGGGAGGCATTAATTCTTACAGTAATCAGTCCTTTGCACTAGAAGATGACGTTGTTGATCTGGTAAATCTTGAAGTTGGTTTTGACAGAGTTATTAGAACTAGGCCGCCTATTAAACAAATTCAGGATTCAGGTAATAGTCCAGATATTTCTCATTTCGATATTCTAGGGATCTTTTCTTTTGACGACGGCTCCCTGTATATGGTGGGTTCTGCTCCACTAGAGACAACTACTGGTAGTCCTAAAGGATCTATTTACAATCTTAGTGGTGGTGGAGAAGGACAGTCTTGGTCTGATCTTGCTAGTGATGCTGCAATGGAAGGTTCTAAAGTAGCTGTTCAATATGCTGGAGAAGTCTGGTTTATTCCTACAGTTAAGAATGTTACGGCTGCAAATAAAACTTATTATAAGTGGAGTCCTACTCTTGGGGCTCCGACAGCTGGTACATCTGGTCCTCGTGGTAATACTGCGGTTGTTTATAAAGAACGAGTTTTTGTAGCCAGAGGTACTGCACTTGCTGGTGTTGTTAATGGAGCTAGGCTATTTTGGTCAGAACCTGGTGATCCTGACAACTTCCCTGCTGCTAATTTCTTGGATGTGTCTACTAAAGATGGTTCAAATATCATTGCCTTGGCTGTGTATCAAGACTCTATTATTATTTTCAAAGAAACATCTACTTGGCAGTTTAGTTTTGATATTGCTCCGTCAGATGGAACTCTTAGGAGTATTAACCCTGTCATTGGCACAGATAGTTATAAGTGTGCTAAGCAATACGAAAACTCCATTTTCATTATGCAAGGAAATAAAGCGTATGAAATGGTAAACTTTCAATTTGTTAATATTAATCCTAGAACACCTTTTGAGAAGGGTCGTGCACTACCAACAGGTGGTTCCTATGCTAATGAAGCTGATGAGAAACACATCTCACTAGTTGGTGATAGATTGATTTGTAGATATTTTGGTAATTGTTATGTTTATAATCTACGAACACGTACATGGTCTAAGTGGGAAGTTGCAGAACAAAGTGTGGATGCTTTTGATCTAACTTTTCAACAATGGTTTGGAGATTGGTGGAGATCACCTGAAAAAGACGAAAATGGTTTTGATCTATATTTCTCTACACTTGGTATCTCTTCTTTTAACCAGGACAACATAACAAATATCGAATCAGTATTTAAAGTAAAAGATGGATATACGGATGCAGATTTTGAGCAATATGAGGCTGCTTCTAATAGTTTGGCTAAACGCACAGATATTCAATGCAAACTAAAGACAAAGAAATATGATTTCAATGAACCACAAGTAGAGAAAAGTATGAAATGGTGGGGAGCATACATTGTCTCCAATCGTGATGTCAGTACTACAGTTCTTTATTCAACTCCATCAGATTCTATGACATGGGATCAACTAGAAGCAAAGTATAACTGGGATCAGTTTAATGGTTTGTATTATTGGGATTTCAGTGATTCTGGTGAAGCTATGATTTCTGATACCAAACTACTTAGTATGGATGGTTTTGCTGGGTTTGTGAGATTTAATGAATCCGTGAGAGGCAGTCAGTTTCAGTTTGAATTGGACACCACAACTGATGGAAGCACAAACTTTGATGGTGGGGTCTTCCAAATTTCTGAACTAGTTGTGACTATTGAAGCTGGACAGACTGCTGCCGAGAAGGTGACTTAGTGCCTAAAAAGCCTCCAGTAAGTGAATACCAGCCATATCTTGCTGGACCTAAAAGGTATGGTGCCGGACGAGATATGCCTACAGTAGGTCCAGTCGATCCTTTGGGTTACAAGAATAGAGATGCAAAAGTAAAAGCTGCAATGAATCTGATTCGTAAAAGAATGACACAGAAGAAACAAGGAAAAGAAATTCCCCAGTATATTGATCCCTTCCAGGGGGTGAGTTTCTAAATGCTTCCAACTGCTGGTAGCTCTAGTTCGACTAGAACTCCAACACAGAAACGTCGAAAGGGCAGGACACCTCCACGTCCAGTAGCTCCTCGTAGAGCTAAGACTATTTCAGAACCAAAACGAGTTAGAAGAGTAGCTATTCCTCTTCCTCCTTCTGCTAGGAGAAGTTCTGGTGGTGGAGGAAGTTCTAGTCGTCGCCGAAGTTCTGGCGGTGGCGGTGGAGGCGGAAGTAGTAGTAGAAGTAGAAGTACAGTTTCTCGTGCATCAAAACCGAAGAAGCCAGCTATTCCTAATCTAGCTAAATATCTTTCAGGGGATCTAACTTATCAGCAACAGCTTCGTCGGTTTGGTAAGACTTGGGCTGACTTTCTTGCAGAATACGGTAGGCAACGGTCTGATATTTCTACTGAGGCTGGAGTTGCTTCAAGAGGACTAGCAGATCAACGTACTAAGGACTTGAAAGATATTCTCTACAACTACGCTGGACGTGGAATGCTTCACAGTGGAACTTATGCTACAGGTCGTGGAGAATACGAGACAGAGTATGGTAAGCAAGCTAGTGAGCTAGAACGTCAAAAGACCAGAGGACTCACTAATCTTAGTGCAGAGAAGACTAAGTTCGGTGGCGAACAAAAACTGGCCAAGCAGGAATCTAAAGAGGAAGCAATTCGTCGACGGGCAGCAAGATATAATCTTAAGGTGAAATAATATGTCCTATGACTGGGGATATGTCATTAGAAAAGCGGTCGATCGTGCTTTGTTTCGAGCGCCTTCATCTTCATTGATTGGTGGTCGTACTCCATCTTCATCTTCAGGAGGTGGAGGTGGAGGATTCGGTCTTGGTGGTGTCGTTAGTGGTCTAATGAACACAATTAACAGTACTGCAGATATAGCTAAAAATTATTCACAGCAAACAATGCTGTCAGGTAGTCAAGCTCCTGACAACCCAATTGATAGACTCAGGCAACAACTGTATCAAGCAATGAATGCTCCACTAGACACAGCTGGACTTAGAAGTTCTGCGAGTAAACAAGCATCTGGTATTTACGGTCCACAAATTGAAGCCCTAAGACAACTGTCAGAGCAGAGTCAGCGAGAGGCAGTTAAGAATAAGGCAGAAATTGGCCGAATGTTTGAATCACTTAGTCGGGGTATTACTGCCGATATTCCACTTATTGAGAAGAATACTAAACAAGGAAAGAGAGAAGTAGAAAAGCAATATGATCAGTCCCAGACAGATACAGACCAGCTCTATAAATCAATTGAAAAACAACAGACTAATGAAATGGAAAGACTGGGTATACAGGCGGCGGCACCTGATGTTATTCCGGGTCAGAACAGGGATCGCGCGTTTTACCAGCAGCTGGCGGAAAGTGGAAAAAGACAAACAACAGATTACCTAGATATTATTGGACAAGGCTCAGAAGAATTTACTAGAGAAGGTGCTCAGCTAGCTAGAACTGAAGGAACTCAAAGAAAAGCAGATATCGGTCAGCAACTAGCTCAGATTCTATTTGGTAACAGACAAGCCATTGGTCAACTTCGTGGAGAACAAAGGTCAGCAGTTGAGCAAATTTATAATCAACTAGTTGGTGGTGCCCAGCAACAGCAACAGCAAAAAGTTGGTAACATCAATAGTCTTATTAATCTAGAACAAGAAGAAAGAGGTTTCGCTGTAGGGCAGCAACATTATACCCAAGAACAAGCATACAGGCAACAGAAGGATGCAGCTAATCAAAGTAAATCTAGTTATTCTGGGCTTCGTGGTGCTGCACAAGTTGCGCTTGACTATTTTTCAAATCAACCAGCACAAGCTCAGAAAGTAACTAGCTGGGTAAACAACTATCTTCTTAGTCAGGGTACATATCAGATTCGTCCTGGTGAAAGATTTGATCCAATGACTGTTGCACAAAAGGCTTATCAGGCAGCTGCTAAAGCCGGATTCCAAGGTGGTTCTCTTAATGCTATTAGGGATGCAGTTCTGGCTTATTACGGGAAGTACTAATGGCTA